GGAGATCAAATCATGAACCGCATGCCATGCAGCATTACCGACGGCCCGCAATGGGACGATGACGAAATGTTCCCAGCACCGCCCGAACCCAATCCCGACGACGAACACGACAGAATGGTCGAAGACAGCTTTTACCAGTCACTCCGTTCGTCACTTGAACCTCTAATTACACCTTATGCAGGAGATAAGTAATATGCCAGATCTAGTCTATTCAAGAAACAGTAACAATGAATTTCTTACAAGCAACCAGATACGCGAAAAAGCCCCAGCAGTTTACGCCCATGACTACGCTGAAGATCTGTCTAGCAAATATGGCAATTTCAACTCTGCCCAAGCAATAGATGTAATGGATGCCTATGGGTATGGCGTGACTCAAGCAGCACAAGTCAAAGGACGAACGACAACTGCTAACCTACATGGGCAGCATCTCATGGCCTTCGCTAAACGACACGAAGTAAGCGCATCTACCGAAGAACAGCCAGAAATCATCTTTTACAACTCGCACGATGGAAAATCATCAATGAAACTATTTGCTGGTGTATACCGATTCATATGCAGCAACGGCCTTATTGCAGGCGACGGCTTTGACCAACGCATGGTTCATTATAAAAGCAACTTAGATAGCTTCGAAGACCTGCTGACTTACACAGCTAATAGCTTAGAAGACATCGCGCAACTAACACATAGTATGAAAAACATAACACCTGAGCGAGAGCAAGTTGCCCTTTTCGCTGAAAAAGCGCTAGAAACACGATACGATCTATACGTACCTACCAAGAACAATTGGGATCAACTGGGCTGGCTCGAGCGTAATATGTTCGACAAACGCGCAATAAAACAAACGCTAACAGCTACTCGTCCACAAGACGCTGCTAACGATGCTTGGACAATTTTCAACCGAGTCCAAGAGTCTGTTATACGTGGTGGTTTCGACGTACTCGGAGAACGAAAACGCCGTGGACAAGTGTTCCTGGGCTATAAACAAGCCAAAGCACTTAGTTCAATAAAAGAAAACGTGTCTGTAAACCGAAAACTATGGGACATTGCACAGGAGACTTTAGCAGCATGAGATCATATATTGTATGTTGGACAATGAACAACCAAGACTTCTGGGAGGTCTTTGAAACCCACGAAGAAGCCGTATCCTGTTACAACTTAGTCGTTGGAGACAGCTATGTAGCTGCGTTAACAGCTGTGATAAGCTCATCAGACTACGAAACTCACCCCGCTTTTAAACTTAAAGAGGCTATGTAAAAGGCTATTAATATGAAAAAGCACACGATAAACGAAAATGGAATGCAGCAAATTGTCGATCAGCTCAAGTCACAATGTAAGCCTAGCGTATTTGACGGTTGGCTAGAAGATGATTTAATTGTTTCGCGTCGATCACAAGAAATGTTATCTGCATGGGCTTCCGAGCTAGAGGAAGTGTTGGATAGCGGTAATGGCGATGAAATTGAAATTAGCCAGCACGATACTATCTCAGGTCACACTGAGCATCTAAGCGTTACTGCCGAAGGTATCGATATCGTGGAGGAAAAGCCATGAGTACACCAACAAATCCCTACGACGCGCTAGTCTTAGCGCTAACATTAGGCATTACCGCTTCTGACGAGGACAAAGCAGCCGAATGTGTTCGCATGGCAGAACAAATCGCCCAAAACCTTTCGGAACTTGAAGTCAAACGAGCCCAAAAAGATGCAATGAAAGCATGTAACATCGCATAAAAACATTAATACTTGAGCTTTATTATTAGCTTTGCTAATATTCTAGTTATTGCTAGGAGAGTATTAATGAGTATTAATGATGCGACACCCAGTGCCTGGGACAAAGCTACCAAAGCCGCTAATAGCCCTACCACCTTTCAAGATCCTTACGATGCACCCGCTAAAAACGAAGTAACATCGCCTGACCACTACACGTTTTCTAAAATCGAGTGTATTGCTTATCTTGAAGACAATATGGGCGCAGGTTACGAGTTCTTCCTTGAGGGTAATATTAAAAAATATTTACATCGCTTCCGTTACAAAAACAGTGAAGTGACTGACCTTCGTAAAGCGCAATTCTATCTTGACCGATTAATACGGCACATCGAACAAGAAGACTAAAAACCATAATCATCTAGGAGGATGCACATGGATACCAAAGAATACTTCAAAAACCTCTCTTCTAACGACGAACACCTAACACTTCACCCAGAATTTCTTACATACACTACTGTGTGGATGAAATCTCGTATGCCAGAAGCCTATAACGAGCTCAAAGCGCGCTTTAAATCTATTGAAGGCGAAATATACGCTCAAGAACAATGTGATTCAGCAAAGACAGACTTTTAATGCGGGACCGACGAATCAACCCTTCAAAACAGCGTGTTAGCGAAACTGCTAAACGTAAACACCGATTAAAAATCCAGCAGTTAAACGACAAATGGCTTCGCACAAGGCTCATCGCATGCTCATCACTTTAGATTTTGAAACGTATTACGCTCCTAAGTATGGGCTAACAACCCTAACGACAATGGAATATGTCAACCACAAACTGTTCAAGGTTTGGGGAGTCGGTATAAAAATTGATGAAGAAGAGACTGAATGGTTCGGTGAAGCTGACGCTGAGTCAGCTATACATGACATTGATTGGCAAAGAGCAACTGTCATATGTCACAACACAATGTTCGATGGGTACATACTAACGCAATACTACGGGGTTAAACCGGCATACTACATCGATACAGCCGCTATGAGTCGTGGTTTATACCCTGGTCAGTCTGCGCGCCTAAAAGATGTCGCTGAAAGGCTTTACCCCGACGACGAACGCATGCGCAAAGGCGAAGAACTAGCCAATGCTAAAGGTATATACGACTTAGATCCTGAATTAGAAGCATCAATTGCAGGCTACTGCATACAAGACGTTGATCTGACTTACGCCTTATATCACGACATGGTAGCGAGGTTACCGAAATCTGAGCTAGATCTCATAGACCTAACATGTCGCATGTTTGTCGAGCCTAAGATTAAAATCAACCGAGAACGACTGAAAAAATACCACGAGCAAGAGTTTAATAAGGCAGAAGCTACAATAGAGACCAGCGGCGTAGATCGAAAAGTACTCAGCTCCAACCCACAATTTTCGCAGTATATTGAAGAAGAGCTGGGTATTGTGCCTCCCGTTAAGCGCTCTACCACCACCGGCAAGATGATTCCTGCCCTTGGGAAGAACGACGCAGCATTCACTCAAATGCAAAAAATGTACCCTGAACACCAGTCTATATGGGATGCTCGCATTGCTATAAAGAGTAGGCTTACTGAGACGCGATCAAAACGATTTTTAGAAGCAGCCTGGAACAAAGACTGGTTACCAGTACCACTTCGATACTATGCAGCGCACACTGGGCGATTTGGCGGGACTGACAAGCTCAACATGCAAAACTTACCAAGAGAAAGCGAACTACGACGCTGTATCGTAGCACCTGACGACCACCTTATCTTTGTAGCAGACCTGTCTAATATCGAAGCACGCATGTTGGCTTGGCTAGCAGGCGAAAGCAACCTACTCGAGCAGTATCGGAACGGTGAAGACATCTATAGCAATTTAGCCTCTGAGATTTATGGTAGGCCAATTAATAAGAAAGACGATCCAGTTGAGCGATTCGTAGGTAAAGTCGCTGTATTGGGCCTCGGATATGGCATGGGGCACCGTAAGTTGAGAGAAACCCTTGCAGCCGGAGCAATGGGACCACCCGTAATCTTCACAGAGTCAGAGGCAAAAAAAGTTGTAAACGCTTACCGCTCTGTATACCCCAAAATACCTGCTCTTTGGCGTAAGTTAGAAGATTTCTTAAAACAAACCATGCATAAAGATAACTACGGCAACGTTTATGGGCCACTAACCGTCGCAAGCCGAGCGATAGAACTACCTAACGGAATGGCTCTTAGATATCAGAATCTACGTTTTGGGTCCGAAGGTTTAATATATGACGGACGCGGCGCGAAGCCAGAATATACCTACGGTGGACGCATAACAGAAAACGTTGTGCAGGCCCTTTCGCGCATAGTAGTTACTGACAGTATGTTGCGACTAGACAAAAAAGCAGGGGATGTGGCCTTAACCGTTCACGATGAGATAATTATTACTAGTACTAATAATGATGCTGATGCTACAATGCAAAACATCATTGACGATATGTGTTTACCACCTCACTGGGCAAAGGATATCCCTCTAGATGCCGAAGGTGGCTTCGATAAATCCTATAGTAAATAAATGTCTCGATTAGTACTTACAAGAAAAACAGACGAATCAGTCGTTATACAAAAAAACGACGAAATCATTGCGTCGATAAAAGTTTCGCGAATCGACCGCAACCAAGTGCGTTTAGCTTTTGACGCCGAACGTGACATAAAAATAGACCGAGAAGAAGTCTTTAAAAACCAAATGAATAAAAAATAGTAGCCTCAAGAGGAAATCAATGGAATTAACATTTTTGGAGGCAACTAACGGCCTGCGACTGTCAAAGTACCACTCCGCAAAAACAGGTTTTCGTCCCTACCCACACGTCAAAGCAGTGACGTCCCACAAGTACGACCTTAGTATTGACGAAAATAGTCTTAATACCTTAGAAGCTCTGATACGTGACCACGGCAACAAAGGCCACTGTATGTTAAAGGGTAATCTAAAAAAACCACTGGTAGACGAATCTCGCGCTGGCAAGACAAACAAAAACAAACTTACCAATTTACTAGTGCTCGATATTGACGGGGTGATACTTCCAAAGCCACTCCAAAAAAGCGGTAAGCTATCGTCTGCAGACGTTGTTAACTTAGCTAACCAATGTATAGCCGAACTGCCAATTGAGTTGCGAGATGTCAGTTATATTGCACAAGCAAGCTCAAGTTTAGGTTTTAAAGGAGACAAAACCTCACTGCATATATTTATGCTGCTATCAGTTGCTATGCCTGCTAAATCATTAAAGCTCTGGCTACAAGACGTAAATTTTGAGTCAGACGTGTTTAGTGAACAGCTTGAATTGTCTGTGAACGGGCAGTCTCTAAAGTATCCTTTAGATTCTTCAGTTGCAGATAACTCAAAAATTATTTTTATAGCTCCTCCTACCTTTGATGATGACACGCTGAATCCTTTTGAAACTGCGGAAGATCGTATAGTCAAAGTCGATCGGATAAACGCTTCTTTTGACTTAGCTTCTTTAATGGAAAACGTAAGCCCTCAAAAATGTTTTGAAAAAACACAAAAACATAAAGATCGACTACGAGAAGCATCAGGTTTTTCTAAGCGACAAACCAAAGTGCGTACTGCCTCGATTGACAGTATTACCGAAGAAGTACTCGTCAACCCAGATCGTATGTCAATATCAATAACAGACGAGACTTCATTCCCGTACATACGTTGCAACATCAACGGCGGAGACTCTGGCGCGTACTATTTCAATATAAAAAAGCCGACTTATATGTACAATTTCAAAGACGAGCCACTCTTTGAAATTGAAAAAGCTGATCCTGATTTTTATGTATCTATATTCGAACGTTACGAAGAGCGGTTAGAAGAAGTGGGACATGCAGTAAAACCAGTTGTACTGCGCGATTACTCAACTGACACCTTCTTCAACGGCGTGTATGACCCAAACACCAAGCAATTTGCCAAAGAGTACCCTCTTACGCCAATAGCTAAAAACAACATTGAAGACTTCTTTATGAACCACGGAAAAGTCCCGCCAGACTTTATCCCAGACGGACGCGTTGTCTTTGACCCCACGTCTAATGAAGAGGCTATCAACTTTAATAGAGTGCCCTACTATGTCAACACGTATCAAAGAAGCGACTACGTGCGTAATGCGCAGACGCCGCAAACACCGTTAGAAATAGGCCACGGACAACGGATAAAGGACACCTGCCCACTGATACATACCATCATCTACCACATACTTGGCAATGGTGATGAAGAATACGAACGCTTTATTAACTGGTTAGCTTACATCTACCAGACTAGGAAAAAGACAGGCGTATCCTGGGTACTGACAGGCACACAAGGTACTGGTAAAGGTATCTTTTATTCGAAGATACTCAGAGGACTTTTTGGCACACCACATGTGCCTATGAAGTTCCTGCAAAGCATGGAAGAGCAGTTCAATCTGTATATGCGAGACGCGCTGTTCCTGGTAGTTGATGAGTTCCATATGGCGTCAGCATCATCTAGCGCAGGTAAGATGGCAGACAAACTAAAGAACCAGATCACTGAACCTACGATCACAATACGTGGCATGCGTAGCAATCAGGTAGAAGTCGAGAGTTACACCAACTACTTGTTCTTGACGAACCGAGTAGATGCAGTGAACATCGAGACAGGAGATCGCCGGTACAACATTGCACCTAAACAAGAAGAAAAGCTGCTCGATAAGTTCCCAGGCATTGCCAAGCAATTAGACTCTGGCAAGCTAGAGAAAGAACTATATGAGTTTGCCGGTCTTATGCAGACATACAAAGTAGATGCCCACTTAGCTAAGACTGCAATCAACAACCTTGCTAAAGAGCAGATGCGTAACGTATCAATGTCTGTGTTTGAAGAGTTCTGCCAGGCGCTTAAAGAAGGCAAGCTAAGCTATTTCACTGACATACTAGATATCAACACAGCAACTGTACTGCACTCCAACGAGATTGAAGCAGCGCAGCGACTTGTTAAATCATGGATTGCAACCGCTACAGATCCATTTGCAGTAATACCAATGGAACACTTGCGCACTGTTTTTCACGTACAGACAGAGCAAAACCCGCGCCTTTCACAACGTGAGTTCACAAAACGCATGAGTAGAAACGGCATCGAGACAGAACGCAAACGCCCCTTTGGTTCGGGTAAAGAGACCAATCAGATACGTGGAGTTGTCACTACATGGCAGTCAAACGAATTAGAACTCAAGCGCCTAATTGATCAGTACTTTGAAGATAACGACAAAAAACTGTTACTTTCTTCACCTTGAGATATTAGCTATACTAATAGCTAATTTAATAATAGGTACATGACGTGATTTCTTTAACTCAGGACACGAGGCCAGACCTCGCCAAACCGTTAGAAAAACCAAAAGAACTTGGGCAGTTACGCGCGTGGTCTTATTCCGCTCTTAAAGTTTTCGAAGACTGCCCTTATAGATCGTATATCCAAAAAATAAAAAAGATCCGCGAAGAAAGCGGTCCGGCTGCTGAGCGCGGCACTGTAATTCACCAGGAAGCAGAAGACTATGTCAACGGTACACTAGGAGAATTTCCATCGTCCTGTATTAAATTCAAATCCGAGTTCGAAGAACTGCGTCAACTGTACATCGACGCTAAGGTTGAACTAGAAGGTGAATGGGGCTTCGACATCGATTGGCAACCTGTAGGCTGGATGGAAGGCACTACTTGGGCACGGATTAAACTTGATGCCTTAGTCAACCAAGATGAACAAAGTGCCAGAGTAATTGATTACAAAACAGGTAAAAAATGGGGCAACGAAATAGCACATGCGCAACAAGGGTTACTGTATGCGATAGGAACGTTCTTCCGTTACCCACACATAGAATTTGTCCAAACTGAGTTTTGGTATTTAGATAAAGGTGAAACCACCACAAAACAATACACACGCGATCAAGCCATGCAATTTGTGCCAGGATGGCATAAACGAGCTATTGCTATGACAACAGCTACAGACTTTGCGCCGACCCCTAGCAAAGACAGCTGTAGATGGTGTTCCTACCGCAAAGGCGACAACCCTGAATGTTCTTGGGGTGTCGATTAGTTTCCTCTACTAGGTATGTCTCCCCTGATACTCCTAGTTTGCCTCACCTTAATTGGTGGGGCTTTTTTTTACCCATAACACAAGGCAGCAATATGTTAAATTTTCTATTAAAGGTTTTTACTTTTGTAGAAGTCTTTTATTTTTTAAAACGCTATCAAGAAAACAAGGAACCCAATAGTGAACAATCTCAAGACTCTACTAGTAGGCCATATGTCACCGCGTCTTCAGGAGCAGAACAATGCAGCAATACTACAAAAGAAACTCCGTGACCATACCATACAAACTAGTGACCGACCCTTTGGAAGCTATGTACTGGTCAACGTATCGTCTAAAAAAGAGCGACATAAAACTACTCACAAAATTTGATCGCTCAACGACAGCTGAAGTACAAAAGGAAATATATGATGACATCATCAGCCGCGAACCTAATCCCAGTAAAAAATCTACGCCCACCAACGACGAGATACCGAAAAGGCGTCAAAGCGCCCAGCCTATCCATGTTAAAACCAGGCAAACAAAACAAAAAGCTTGGCAATAAAGTCAGCGTTAAAATGTGGAAAGGCATGACCATGTATTCGCTAACATTAGAAGAACGTGCTACCTGCCCTACTGACTGTGAGCAATGGGACAATTGCTACGGCGATAACATGCCGTTCGCGCATAGGTTCGATCATACTAATCCTAACTTTATAAGCTATCTTGAAGTCCAGTTACGAGCACTAAATGAAAAACATAAAGATGGTTTTGTTGTGAGACTGCATGTACTAGGTGACTTTTACGACACTAACTACGTAGATCAATGGCGCCATTGGCTCGACCAATACCCAAACCTCCATGTATTTGGTTATACGCACCACAATCATCGCTCTCCCATAGGTTGGTGGATTAACCAGACCAATAGAATATACCCCACAAGGTTCCGTATTAGGTTTTCTGATGAATTCAATACCCATTTTAGCGCTCATGTAGGAACCGACACTGCGCTTTCTGGAGGAATTATGTGTCCAGAACAAACAGGTAAAACGGATAGCTGTGCATCATGTGGGTATTGCTGGAGCAGCGATCAACCAGTTGTTTTTCTTGAACATTAATATTAGCTATGCTAATATTCTAAACCATCAATGAGTGATGTATATGTATAAACCTTTTGAGCATCAAAAAGTCACGACAGACTTCATCAATGACAACGACCGTTGTCTTATAACCTCTGACCCTGGCACTGGTAAAACGCGCAGTGTACTTGATGCTATTGCCGACAGAAAACAAAGAACACTTGTCCTAGCACCTTTGTCCATCCTCGAAAGTTCATGGGGCGACGATATCCTCAAGTTCCAGCCAAGTATGACGTATTCAATTGCGTATGCTAAAAACCGCAACAAAGCTTTTGCTGGTGATGAGCAAGTAGTTATTACTAATCACGACGCAATTAAGTGGATTGCAAAGAACCCACATGTATTAGTTGGGTTCGATACATTAGTCATCGACGAGTTTACTGCTTTCAAGAACAAAGACTCACAACGTTCTAAAGCAATGCTTAAAATATCTAAGTACTTCAGTAAACGAATTGCAATGTCTGGTACACCCAACAGCAACACAATTACAGACATATGGCATCCGACCTTGATCGTTGACGACGGCGAAGCACTGGGTCACAGGTTCTACAGCTTCCGTGGCGCAGTATGCACATCCGCATTCAACGGATTTGCAAACGAATGGACAGACAAACCAGATGCGCAAGAAATTGTCGCAGCCGCACTTAACAACATTAATATCAGATATGAGCTCACCGACTGTATTGATATGCCCGAGCAATCTGTACACACCATGTATGTGCAACTGCCCAAAGCTATCTATGCCCAGTATCACCAATTGGCTTCTGACAATGTGCTCTACACAGGACAGACAACAATCAATGCGATTCATGCTGGCGCTAAAGTAAAAAAGTTACTGCAACTTTGTACTGGCGCTGTATATGACGAGCAAGGAACTGCACAGGGTATTCACACAGAACGCTACGATCTTGTTATGCAGCTTGTCCAAGAACGCGCACATTCGTTAGTTGCCTTTAACTGGAAGCACGAGCGCGACCATATGGTTGCAGCCGCAACTAAGCTGGGGATTAGCCACGGCATTATTGACGGATCTACCCCTGCGCAACGCCGCAAAGAAATCGTAGATCGCTTACAAGCTGGACAATTACAGGTAGTGTTCTGCCACCCACAATCAGCAGGTCATGGCTTAACAATGACTAAAGCTAAAACAATCATCTGGGCATCACCTACATACAATGCAGAGCACTACGTTCAGTTCAATCGTCGTATTTTCCGCGCAGGTCAGACTGATAAAACAGAAATTATTCGCATCGCTGCCAAAGATACCTGGGAGCCAGACGTCTACAACAAGCTAGAAAACAAAACAGGGAAAATGGACGAACTACTGTCTGTACTTAAAGACCTTCACACAAACAGGAAGAAAGCATCATGACCGATTTAACAATGGAAGAAAAAAATCTTACCCAACTAATCCATCACCGAACAGACATTAAAAACAAGATGGATGACTTAAACAAACAGTTAAAAGAATTGAGAGCGGAACAAGACTTCAATGATGTTCTGCTCCTACGGAAGATGGATGCCGAGGGCGTATCGCGAACTGCAAATGACGCGGCCTCGGTGTCAATCAATGAAGACACTGTACCAGATGTTCTTGACTGGGATGCTTTATATGAGCATGTCACCAAGACTCAGGATTTCAGTTTGCTTCAAAGACGCGTCAGCTCAACTGCATATAAAGAAATGCTCAAGCTCGGCGAAGGCGTTCCTGGATTGCAGCCTAGAACTGTACGACGCGTTAACTTTAGAAAGCTGTAATTTAACCTTTAACAATTAACCTTTAACAATTAACGATTAACAATGGACATATGACATATGAGTAGCACGACTTTAGCAATAGCAGAAGACAAAATCCCAGCTCACATCTTAGCTTCAATGGAGCTAGGTAGTAGAGGTAACGAACATGTAGGTAGCGAAGTGCAAATCCCTCGCATTAAGCTACTCCAGAAAATGCATAACGAAGTAGATAAGCATCACCCCAAGTACGTCAAAGGTGCAGAAGTAGGCTCGTTTTACAACACGCTTACCGGAAAGATATACGGTGATTCGGTGTACGTTATCAGCATCACTTTTAAGCCTCTGTTTGTAGTGTGGAAAGACCGTGAACGCGCAGGCGGCGGTCTTCTTGGCAGCTACCCAACAGCACAAGCTGCAGCAGAAGCTGTAGAAGAAACAGGACGTCCGGCAGATCACGTCGTGACACCCTCACACCAGCATATGCTGCTTATCAAAGACCCTAAAACAGGCGATCTAGAATCCACGCCTGTGCTTATGGACTTCTCGAACACTAAAATGATGGCTTCCAAGGCTTGGAACTCACAGATTGGTATGAAGGGCGGTGATCGTTTTGCAGGATTGTGGGAGATGAAGAGCGTTTCTGCCAGCAACGACAAAGGTACATGGCTTAATCTCGACATCAATTTTGCGGGCTGGGCAATGGAAGACGATTTTAAAACAGCCGAAGAACTTTATAAAAAGTACGGTTAAGTATATTAGCTATACTAATTAGTTTCCTCTGACTAAAGGCTCCCCATCCTTGGGCCTCGTGAGCCAGCTTGATGCACTGGTAGTCACAACGCATCTTTAACCAGGTACTCATGAACGAACACAGCTTCATAAAGTCCATACATAGATACCTCCATCCAGACGTCCACTCGTGGAAAATACACGATACGTTCACTGGGGGTGTACCCGACGCTATGTACTCTGGACCTGCTGGTGTCTTATTTGTTGAGTATAAATACATTAAACAATTACCAAAACGAGCGTCGACCCCCCTCAAACATTCGCTTAGCGCACTACAACTTCAGTGGTTAAACCGCATGAAAGTGTCCGCAAAAGCAGCTTTAATCGTCGGAGTTGGCGATACTTGCATAATATTAGTAGATGACTTCTCAACTAATATATGTAAAACTAGGTATATAGAACAAGCTGTAGCTCGTAAGGATGTGGCTCGTTTTATATATTCTGAAACTCACACAACAAAATAGAAGTAAAAGTTATGCCTAAAACAGACGTTCTGCCTCTGGCAGTTCAAAATTTACGCAAAATCTGGGACAATAAAAAGTCCGAAATGCAGTTCACCCAAACTGAAGCGGCTAAGGAACTAGGTTGGTCTCAAGGGGCAATCTCCCACTACCTAAACAACTTAACCGAGCTCGGTTCAGGCGCTGTCGTAAAGCTAGCCAATTTCTTAGGCGTCGATCCACTTGAAATAGATCCAACGTTAACGTCAAAATTACCTAATGTTACAGCTATCAATGTAGCCTACCACTCAGAGGATATGTCTAAGAAACTTAAAGAAACAGTATACATACGTGGGGACATAGATTCGTTTTACGTAGAAATTGCCCCAGGAACACGTATTGCAAGCGAAGGATATGCCGGTGAAGCTACAGGTACTGATACACGTAAAAATCTAAGAACCTTCGCAAGGCTTTGCGACCCAACACTATATTCTAGAAATACCCTTTGCGCAGTGCGCTTAAAAGGTGATAAAAAAATCACGTACTTCGCTAAAAAAGACATTCCAGACCGCAGTCAAATCAACAAACATTGGGCTGTTATCAGCTTCCTCTCTATATAATATATAGAGATAACTAAAGCTAGTTATCTCTATGTACCTCTGTATAATTGACTGTCAATATTAGCTTTAGTAATAATAATTTATGTCCATAAAGGGGACCATAACACAATGATGACAAGCATTTTAGCAGATCAGTACGGCCCATTTATGGACATGGAAGAGTTAGCTAGCCTATTTAAAATCAAAAAAGAATCAGTGTACCAACAAATTTATAATGGTAAGTTAGACCTGCCACACGTTCGTCGTGGTAAAAAATACTTATTCCCAACGCATGAAGTTGCTATGTATCTTGACACTAAGCTAGATGAGACTCGTCAGTAAACTAATACTTAGCCGCTATATCTTCAGGTTTGAGATTTACGTAACGAGATAATTGGTCAAGGCTTGTGTGCCCACTTACTGTACGCACTTCCTCGACCGTCATGCCTCTTTCAAACATGCGCGATATTGCTTCATGACGTAAGTCATGAAACGTTAGGTCGTTTATACCTAAGTTAAGAGTTAATCGCGCAAACTTGTCAGAAATCGAGCCACTATGTTTTACGGTAAACAGGGTATCGCTGTTGCCAACTACATTCTGCGCACGTAGGATCGCCTCTCTCACGCCCTTTAAAAGGGGTATTTTGCACAGTCTTTTACCCCCTTCAGCCTTTGGGTCTTTACGCAAAACCCTTATTACGCCTGCATCAAAGTCAACGTCTGACAGCTTCAAGGCATGTATTTCGCCTTGTCGCATACCCGATTCCAGCGCTATATCTATAGCGTGCCGCACCCAATGGTTTTTAGCTTCTCGAATGATTAGCTTGTACTCATTATCGCTAAGCCGCCTGTCTCTCCAAACGCTACTCAGAATAATTTTCTTTTTAATCAGCTCATCGATGGCGATCTGTACTGCATCTTCTTGCACTCTAATGCGCGAGTTCTTTACAGCTTGCCTAAAATAATACATCTGTTTTTGCAGCGTGCTTGCGCTTACTTTTGAACGTCGCTCCGCTGCAAATAACAAGACATCTTCTACTGTTAAATCGTGTATTGACACACCTTTAAAATAGTCAGCTATTTGTGTCAGAGCGGATAGCTTCGGTGCGGCCACAGGTATGTTGAATCTTTCGTAACTGAGTATAAGGGCGTCAACAATACCATTGATGAGCACTGACTGTGTTTCGCGAGTATCGATCCACGATCCGTCGTCCATGCTCGTCTCGATGCGACGCGCCCAGGCTGCTGCTGGGGCTTTTGACGTAAACGATTTACTTTGATCAGGGTAATCTTTACGCCTGATTTGTACCTGATAATAACCGCCCCTCTTCCTAATTGTAGCCATATCATCCCCTCATGGGTGTGACACTTTTGTGACTGGGGGTTTATTATTATCAATATTGCAAGCTAAATCAATAGCTTATAATCTTGGCGGTGAGAGAGGGATTCGAACGAAAATTAGGTGAAAACTTGTTTATTATCAATAGGTTAAGCTCTATATACTTCCATTTATAGCCTTCTACCGTGAACACGTAACCTATTGATATCTCTATATTTTTTATTTTATATTATTTCTTATTGTGACAGTGTCACACTACAGGTCTTGTTGGGCTATAGCGCCTAGTGTTACAAGTATAAAGCCGATCACGTACAGTATCATAACTACCTCTGGTTGGTTGAGGCGCTATTATAATACTGTAGCTAATGTTTTAAAAATGAACAAAGGGCATAGGACATATACCAAATGTTACATGTCTTCGTCACTTGGCATGTAAACTTCAACATACGCTCCGCAACCTGGGCAGCTAAGATTAGAAACCATATAGAAAGGACCGCCCTCTTCTTCCTGATCAATATCGTGGTCACCTCCCCAAATTAACTCGCCTTTGCAGTGCCAACAATTCATTACTCTCTCCTAAGTGTGCTAGCATATTAGTATAGCTAATATCTTTAGGCGAAGCGATAACTCCCACGATTCTTTTTACGGCTAACGACAGCTGTGTTACCCGCCTTATTATTGCGAGGATTACCGTCTTTGTGATGCACATCCTTCTTGTCACCTTTCTTCACTTTACCTTTAGCGAGGGCAGTCCGGCGAGCCTTGTTACGACCTGCGCGGTTTTTCTTCTGATCAGACTTACTGTGGTACTCGCTGTACTCTTCTTTATAGTCCCGCTTAGTAGCCATAATTCTTTTTACCTTTCTTCTTGCCCTTCTTCTTTTTCGGCTTGTCTTGCTGATTTAAAACACACTGCTTACCTTTACCTGAATGCATAGCTAGTCTCCTTTTGGCGCGCCGTCTTTGACAGCCTTGATGTGGTTGTAAAATGTTCCAGTTTTATCGAGTGTGCCTGCATCGATGTCATGCCAAAGCATGTCGAGCTGGTCTTCAAGACCCCCATAACCAGATTCACGGACTTGCTTCCAGGTCAATTCAGGATCTCCAGAAAGGCTCCCTTCTACTGTCTGCGAATCTTCGTTGAAGACAAACTGTCGCGTTTGTGTCTGAGGGTTAACAACAGCATCACCTTCGTTAAGTAGATACCAATTGTCATCAGCTCCGGCAATACTCTGCGGGCCAATAAGAATCTTATTATTTTCATGATCCCACTTAACAAATTGCTGCATCATCGTGCTCCCAAAATAAAGCCAGATACTTCGTGGACTCTGTCAATCGTGGCAGAGGTATCACTGTCGTAAATCCCTGAGCTGCCCGTCCGTGTCACTTCTAGTTTCATATTGACAGTAGACGTTGTGGCAGTGGCCAGAGAACCGCTAACCGCGAACTGCGCATAAAGGTTAGTGTTGGCCTTGAAACGAGTCTCACCGACAAGCTGATATGTGCCTGAACCTAGCTGCATATACAGCTTGAAAGAGTAAGTCTTATTCGCAGTAGAATCGTACCAACCAGTAATCGAGCCGAATGGTTTATGGCCTACAGTTAAATGAGTTGTAGCGGGAAGCTGCACTGCTATTATTTGTACAGTCCCTCCACCAGACGCGTTGTTACCTTTGAAAGACACTGCGGTAGTTGATCTGAACGGTAATAACTTATTGACATCGCCAGTCAGCCTGTTCGCATACACCGTTGTACCAGACATGATGTTCGCGCTGATGCTATTACCCGTAAGCTGATTAACGTTGACCGAGCCGAGTTGAAGCGTGGGTACGCCATTAACAACGGTTGATGTAATTGAAGAGCCATCAATGTTGAGCTTGCTAGCGTCAATCGAGTTAGTACCTATTCGACCAGCATTTATTGTACCTGCGCTAATCTTGTCGGCATTAACAGATCCAATCTGTGCAGCAGTTATCGCAGCGTTCCTAATAAAAGCGGTATCCATATAAACACCAGCAGGAATAGCGACTCCATCGACTGTACTCGCAGGGACTACAGCAAAAGGCACTACAGCAGCAGTCGTATCGGAACCTCCGCGCATAATCGCAAAGCGATCAGCGTTAACAATAAACTCCGACGTTATGTTACCTGCTGCAGTGGAAGTGCTAGCTAATCCAAAACCAGCTACCGCGCCGTTTGTATCAATCTTGACTGTGTACTGACCCTTTAAATCGCCGTTAGTACTAGCTTGTACAGTTGCAGCTTGTGAAAGGCTAACTTGGTTAGAGCTGCCATCAGGGTTAGCAACCTGCGCGTTTAAAATATCTGAGGTAGAAGCGAACGCATTGTTTGCGTCAGTTTTGGTGTAGTAATTTGTTTGTAAATCAGCAGTAGTAGTGTAGTTAGCACTCAGCGTATTTGAATTAAAATTATTAATCTCAGCGGTGATTGCCTGGTCTACTTGGTTAAGCGTGTAATAATTGCTCGTAAGAGTAGTAGTAGTTACGTACCCGCCAAGCTGCGCAGTAGTAGCAAAGTTAGCTTGGTTTTGAGTAAGCGTATTAACATTACCAGTCAAACCTGAAATGAGATTACTATTCCCATTCAACGTAACTTGCATGCCTGGTATTTGCCCAATGGGGGTAGACAAGCTGCTCGCAAGCTCAGAGGATGTTATTGAGCTTGATAAAACGCCTAGCAGGTGCGTTACGTCTGGCGCTGTTGTAGCTACCGTGCCACTGCCGCTGTTCCAAGGCCCAAAAGTCCCATGCTCATTTACGTGACGTATCCAGTAATAGCGGGTTATGTTGCTGCCAACTGGATCAACGTAGGCACGCCCTGTAATAACACCGATAACTCCCTGAGCTATGGCAGAGGCAAGGTTGTCTGAAGGATAACTATATATTTCAGTATGCGAATGATTGGGCCCCGTGTACAAGGGGAAATCCCACGTCAGATTTATCACGCTGTACGCACCAGCAGCAGCAAAACCTGTAGGTTGTGGTGGAGTGCTAGTAACATCAACAACGTCGTCGCTTACAAAACCAAGATTCCCTGCACTCAAATTGTTGGGGTCAAAAGGCGTGGCCCGTAGCTCTCTAGCAAGCCCCGACTCAATCAGTTCACGCAATGTAACTGCACGATCTCGCGGGTCACCCTTGCGACCGAGTCGAATCTCTATTGCTTCGGACAGACTCTCAAGGTAACGCCTAAGTTCCGGCCCTGCAGAAGCAGGCGGCTTAGGTATCCCTGGTATTTTTGTAGGGCGTACTGTCATGTTACACGAATCTCGTCCATGCTCTGCGCGAGACAGAACTCGTTAATGTCAGTGCCCTCGACCTGTATCTCCCACTCTTGCGCAACAACCGCAGGCATACGCATTACTGGCTCGCGTAATGTGCCATTACTAATACCGCTGGGAACTGTTGTCGCCTGTGTGTAGGTAGAGCCAGACTGGGTGAGCGTGTAGTGCGCAAGCAAAGTGCCGTCGCCATATACTTTCATAGTCACTGGGTAAGCATTTGCGTGAACCGAAACCCAGCCCATAGACACTGGTGAGGGGGTTACAAACTTTTTACTTTTAAAAGTCGCGGTTTTGCTGCTGCTTCCGCCGCGATATTTACGAATCTTGTTAGCTACAATTATGTACAGCTGCCCGTCTTTAGGGTTCATATACCCGCCACGCACATCTGCTGTTAGTGATATTGTGGTCAAGGCGTTCTCGTCACCCCGAGGGTCATACACCCAGCCGCCCCCAGCATGAAACGCTACATAAGTACCCTCATGCTTAAAGGCTCGGATAGTCGTAGGATTGTAATCATTATTCCACTGGTCAACAGACACAAGCCCGTTCGTGACCACGGACCCCGAAGCGCTCTGCACGGCACATAAACCGTCTGGCCCTGCATAAAGAACATAGTCGCCCATGTCCACTACGCTGTGTACGTTGACACACGCCTGCGCTAAATCTATGCGAATCGCGGTCATGGCACTCGGATCGGTGCCCGTGATGAAGTAAGGCTGCCCATCAGTCAACGCTGCAACGCCGTTCGCAGTAGAAGCGATCGCTACGATGTCTTCTTCAGTCGTTATACGGTAGCTAATTGGCCATGCGTGCGGGAGAAAGGGCTCGCTAAGACAAAAGCGTTTACCTGTGAAGCCCGCCATAACGCCTTGAGCTAACGCAATCAACCCCTTGAGAGGACCGTCTGGGTATAAAGTAACACCGTTGACCACAGAGTCGTCAGGTGGCCCAATCCAGTCAGCGCTCGGCAGTACTTCACCAAGCGTCGCTGCATCTTTGTTATCTGAGTGGCTAGTCTGAGAGTATGCAACCTCGGTAACAAACTGAAACTGCGTACTGTTAGAACCAGTGTTTGACCGGTAAATACGTTTCAACGCGCCCGAAGCAAAGTTATGACCCGAGCCAGAAGGGTTATAGCTTGCAGGCATAGAAATAGATGCGGTCTCACCATCGGTCATTTGAATAATAGTACTTGGATTAGACGGCGGGCCTTCGCGCCCATCTGCTGTTACAAGTGTGTAAACGTAGGACACATCATTCGGTGTCGCGTCTGCGTCTGCTGTACCAGACTTTGTAACGGCGGGTGTGCCAGATGGCGCAGGAACTCCCAAGCGCCACGTGTTATTGGGCAACGTAGCCTGACTGCCCAAACGCGGGTAATCGTCACCGGTAAAATACAATCTATTTAAGGTGTCGCCTGGAATTGGGCCTTCAACAGCGGATATCCCGTCTTCATCCCATTGAAGCCAGGTCGTGTCGTTGTAGTAATAGATAGAGCGGCGGGCACCGTTTTGCAACGTGTGTATGTCAGTATCGTCTTTGATCGCAACTAGCCGTCCCGATTCGAGATCTACGTTCTGTGCTACTTGTCCGAACTGATCAGCAAGGAGACGCGGAGATACGCCTGGTGCAGTGCCGCTAAATCTGTCACGTTTAAAATACGCCATTGAAACCTCTTTTGGGTATTATATTAGCCATGCTAATATAAAGGAAGCTAGAAGATCGGGACGAAAAACACTACGGCCAAACCAACAGTCGTGAGTAAAACCCCACCAGCTATATTTTTGATCAACTCGCTTCGCTTAGTAATTGCGCGATTACGAGCTAGCCGTTCGCGTTCAGTTTTATGTTTGTGTTCCATCAGCGATTTATGTTGGATGGTTAACATGTCGCGCCACACCATTCGCGGCGTAACCTTCTTGAGTTCTTTTTCTTTTTCGCGAATCTCGTTCTTGGCCCAAGCAAGCTCAAGGGCTTCTTCCTGGGTGAGCACGTGATCACCATCTTCAGCAGCAGCCTCAATCTTCTCGACCGCTACTTTGCTTTCAGTAAGCGTGCCGAACACATTAGCGAGACCAGTAAGATTGCTACCAGACTCTTTAACGATAGCGATACCCTCGTTAAGGGCCTTCAAACCGCCTACTAATAAACTGATCTCTGCTAACATTATTAACTACCTAAAGTTGGGCGAGAGTCTGGAAAGTCAGAAGTTGACGGCCAGTCACGCAAAGCAGTTCTGTAGGTCAGGATGTTGTCACGATTAGGCCAGTCTGGAGTTTGGGCTGCTTTGTCGGTGGATGACAGTTCGCCATTGCGCCATTCACGCGCCTCTTCTTCTGCTGAAGGTTCTGCGGGTGTTGGCTGAACATCTAGTTCGTAGTGCTCAAAGTTAGCTTCAACAAACTCAGCACTTGAGTTAATCGTGTTAATTACGTTTCCACCAACATCTAAAATATTGTATCTCATATTATTCTCCTTACGCTGGTAGGTACTGGATGATTACGCAACCACTACCCCCATCACCACCAATAGCATTGTTGGAACTACCAGACATTCGACATCCGCCACCTCCACCACCAATACCGCCATCGCCAGCTTTCTGCCAAACATCCGTGTTGCCTGAACGATCTTTGAAAACCGCGCCACCCGATAG